TCAAAGTCTTGATAATCAGATTGTGATTGGTCAAATGCAGGTTCCCCATTAAACAAATTGACATAAGTCCATTTTGGAGTTTTAGGGAATCTAAAATAAACAGAGCTGACTTGCCCCGGGTATTTTATAGTATTTGGATATAATTCGAGTTTATTTCCTTCGTAAGTGTAAGATGGATATTCATTTGAAGGAGACGTAAGCAAAGACGTATTAAGCATAGTTATTTTACTAAGACTTACTTTGTCTGCTTCAGTTAAACTTGATGCCTTGAATATAGCAAACCCATCATCCAATGCTCCACCTGTAGGGAATATATCTGATGTCAAAGCTATTCTTGTATTACTTATTACAGAAGAAACTGTGCTTGATAAATTTTCAGTTGTGTTTACCACGATGTCTCCGGGAACTATATCGTAAGAAAGAAAGTCTCCCGTAGTACATACAAGGCTATTTGCAATCTCTGCTCCACTTTGTGTTCCATTTGTTATTACCACAGGATAACAAAGCACTTTCAACAAGTAATACGCCTCATCTCCTGTTGTGGTTAATGATGGAACATAGTATTTGTTATTTAAGAAATTGGTTAGATTTTTTGAAACTAAAAAAGTTTCTAATGTTTCAGCTATAGGACTTTCAATGTCAGCATACTCAGTACCTGAGCCACGTGCATTCTCAGCATTTATAGTTTTATTATAACTACTAAAGTATTCTTCCCATATCTCCATTTGCGCATTTGCAGCAAACAAATTGAAGTCTGATGGAGAAATATACCCATAATTGTTTTTATTCAATATGGATAATACTGTATTTCTAACTTCGTTTATCATATCTAAATCTTTTTACAAATATACATAAAAAAAGCACAGAAATAAATCTGTGCTAATTTCGACCAAGAACGCCTTAATCCTAAAAAATATTATTGATGTAGGTTTGCTTCTAACATTTTTAGCGAATCAATACCTTCATCGCTTGATAAGAAATGGGCTGCCATATCATAAGGGTCTTCTCCGTATGGGACTGACAACATTTTCTTTTTGTTAGTAGGAGTGTTAAACCAAATCTCTTTATCTCCGTTGCGTAATGCTAATAATTTTTCTTCAAAGAATAAACGAATTTTAGCTTGAAACTGTAATTCAGGGTCATTCAATGTAGCCAAGAATCCTCTTGGGTCATTTTTAGCAAACACTAATATGTCTCGTTTTAATTCTGCTGTTGAAATTGTTGAAGGGTCTTTACCGAACATAACTCTCGTAAGAGTTTCTATTTGGTCAAGAGAAAGTTTTCTTGCTTCAACTAATGCATCAATCTCTACATCTAAATCTTCAACCTCATTAGCAGCATCTTTTTCTTCATCTACTTCTATGAAAACTATTCCATTTAAAGGATGATAGTGTAGAAAGGCTTGAAGTGCAGGGTTTGTTCTTGGAACTCTCAAGAACCCATCTTCAAACATAATTGGCTCAAGTATTGCATTTCCATCTTGTTCATCCTCGAAAGGAGACTTTTGATTTATTGCGTATCTAAGAGCACGATTTTCATTCTTTTTTTCATCATACCACATTAGTGGAAACCTTGGATGATTTCTTGCCGCTAAGCTATATGAAAGCGGACTTCCTGCTTTTAATCTATAGATTTTATCTACTGAAACTACTGTTGCCATTTTTATTAAGATTTAATTTAATTTAATTTTTAAATATAAAAAGGAGAGTGTCTTTAAAGACACTCCCCGTTTTACTATATACTATCCGAAACGGAATAATACGAAGTTGTTTGCACCTAAAGTACATACGCATCTCTCAGACAAGAAGTTAACCTCCATTGCATCTAAGTCAGATGTTTGAGCACCACCGGCAGAACCTGTAATCCACGTTTTGTATCTACGGTCTTCAGCTTCTGAAGCACGGTATCTAACGTGTAAGAAAGGTCTCTTAGCGTTTTTACCCATAATTTGGTCGTACACTGAAGTAGAACCGGCAGGAACCATAAGACCTGTGATTGTACCTGTTGCAGTTGCAGCAGTGTTGTTCAATCCACCTCTCATAGTTGGGTCATTTAGGTATTTCCAATCAGACTTGTAGAAATCGTAACCTCTACGGAATCCTGTGAATCCTAAGTTTAACGCCATATCAACATCATTATCGAATAAACCGAAAGATGCAGATTGAGCAACACCACCTGAAGTGTACCCATTTAATGTTGCCAACATATTGTCGATGTCGAAAGACAATCCACGATTAACAAACACTACGTTTTCTTCGATAGCTCCTTGTTTGTCCAAACGAGAAACGATAGAATCCCACTCATTTAAAGAAGTTGGAGAACCACCACCCCAAACATTTCCTCTGTTGTTAACAACGTAGAAGATACCTTCAGAACCCATCATACCTGCTGTTTTAGCACCTGAACCGGTAGCTGCAGGAACTGCTTCAATCATAGAAGTCTCGATGTAGTCTTCAAAACGTAAACGAGTTTCGTGCTCTGATTTCAAATACCACAAGTAACCTGTAGCACCATTCTCAGTAGTAACTTCAACCCATCCGATTTGAGCCATATCAGAACCATTAACCGCATATTTATCTTTCAAGATAATTGGGTTGTTGCTGTAGATGTCATCTTCAGCTTCTAATGAACCAACCATTCCGTTAGTTCCTTTTTTGAACTCAGAACCGTAAATGAATACAGTACATTGAGTAGATACAGCAAAAGCCTGTCCTGATGCTTCGTAGTAAGCTACTGCGAAAGTAGTTGCCGAAGGAACTGAAGTAACGATTGCTTTGTTAAACACACCTGTGGTGTTGTTTTGAATCATTACAGTTTGACCAACTCTAATAGCGATGTAAGTAACACCTGAATCAGCAACTGTGAAAGTAGCTGTGTTAGAGTTAATTGCTGCTGCTGAAGTACAGTTGGTGTACTTAATGTGAAGACGACCTTGTTCTGCCCATTTGATTTGGTCAGAATTAGAAGGCATCTCTGCGCCTACCATTCTCAAGAATGATGCGATTGTTCTATTACCATAACGCTCAAATTCTTTTTCGTAAGTATCAGGAAGATACTGATTCAAGAAGTTGAAGTTAGTAATATAGTTTGTCTGTAACGCTACTTGCTCCGCTGCCGGTTGTAATGCAAAAGTAGGCGTTGATAATAATGAACCTGCCATTTTGATTAATTTTTAAAATTTATATTCGTTTTATACTGCGGATTTTTAGGCTTTTACCGGAATCAGGGTTTACCGCTTTTACCTGCATTCCATCCATTGTTTTTGTAACTTGAGGAACTTTAGTTTCAGACATTTGAATGTTCTTAATACCTTTCATTGTTCCATCAATTGCATCTGCTTGACCTTGTTCGTAAAAGAACCTTGCAAACCTCTCAGGATTCATAGCAACAGCTAATGACCTATGATAACCTGCCGCATCCTTAATTAAGCCTTGCTCGTCTAAAAACTTATTTATAAAGTTTGAAGGTGTAGCTTGTGCCTTTTTAAGCTCATTGGCATCTCCGGGATTGAAAGTGATTCGCTTATCATTAACATTGAACTCAAAACCTTTGAACTCTCTGTTAAATACCTCATCAGTTTTTTGGTTAAACCAATTTCTTTTTCTTTCATTTTCCTCGTCAATAGTCTTCGCCTGCTTGGTATATTGCTTGTAGCTTTCATAAATTTCTTTTTCCTCTTCAGGAACAAATGCTGTACTTGACTCAAGTGGCACTTTGTATTGTTCTTTTTGAGCATTAAAAAATTTTTTAGCTTCTGCAACCGCCTTTTTTGTTGCAATCTTAATTCTTTTGATTTGTGATTCATCATCAATATCTTCGTCATATCGATAGTCATCCATCAAAGAATCAATATCATCAGCATCAAGTCCTTCTTGAGTTGCTGATAAATAATTTCTAAGTAAACTTTCAGGGTCCATTGAGTCAAAGTCTTTCTTGAGACTTAGGAAATCCTCAAATCCTCTTCCTGTTTCCTTTTTATATTTCATATAAGCAGCAACATCTTCAGGTAAAGCCTCAGCTTCTTCCCTTTGAGCTGTTAATTCATCTAATGAATTAATCTGCTTATTGTATCTTTTTCCAATATATGAAAGAACTCTTTGTTCATCTAACTCATCATCTATTTCAGGAGTGTCATCTACGTGAGTATCATCTACGTGAGTATCATCTACGTGAGTATCATCTACGGTATCTCCCTGCCCGGGTATATTAACACTCTGAAATTGTTGCTCGTGTTTCTCAAGTAATTCTTGTTCAACTTGAGCAGTTCCTTTTTCTTCTATACCATCTAATAACCTTACTTTAATTTCCATTTGATTTGATTTAATTTTTTACAAAGCTATACATTTTTTTTGATATTTTAACGAGGCTCAAATTCTCCTAAATCAAATCCATCTAAACTATCTTCATTTGATTCAAAATTCAATGGAGGTAAGTTGTTCTTTCTTTGATTTATAAGTTTAGACTGTTGAGTATTTTGAAGGCTAACACGCTTATCTTTAGCATCTTCCTTCAATTGGTCTCTTTGGGATATTTTATTGACTTCCATATTATTTAACTCTAAATTGTAATTAAACTCTTCAGCCATTAAATGAGATTTTAGTTCAGCTTCTACTTGCATAGTCTTAATGTTATATTCAGTTTCCATCTGCTTTAATTGCATTTTCATCTGTAACTGACTTTGCATATTTTGCATAGCTGTTTGTGCAGCCAAT